AGAAAAGAGGAAAGTGCAGTTCCTACAAGAAGATTGAGAGCATATTATCTCTCAGCTGAGTATGATCCATCAGATACTGGTGATATTACTCTGGTTGACTCATATAATTCATTTAATTATGGTAATGAAATCACATCATTCCAAGGTGAGAGAACAACAGACATGATTGATGCTAGACCAAGAGTATCTAAAGACTCTAGTGGTGTTGGTGGAAGATCTCCTCTTGAATTCTTTGGAAGAAACTTCAACGGTGGACAACATAGTTCAAATAATGTGATTGCTTCCGATGAATCTATTTCTCTTGATTATAACTTCTACTTGGGCAGAATCGATAGAGTTTATCTTGATAAAGATGGTAAGTTGACCATCAAGAAAGGATCTCCTGCTGAAAATCCATCACCTCCTGATGAAGTATCAGGTGCGATGAACCTGTCTAATGTTTATCTTTCTCCATATCTTTACTCACCCTCAGATTCAAGAACTACATTCATTCAACACAAGAGATATCAAATGTCTGATATCGCTAAGATTGAGATGAGGGTTAAAAACCTTGAATATTACACTTCACTGAATCAACTTGAAAGTGCAACTATTAATCAGTTTGTTCCAGATGCTAATGGTTTGAACAGATTTAAGTCTGGTGTATTTGTTGATAATTTCTCAAGTCTTGAAGCCCAAGATACTACAATTGGTGTGAGAAATAGTGTCGATAGAAAGAATAAGATTCTTAGACCTTCTCACTTTACCACAGCTCTTAATCTAGAACTTGGTAACACTACAATAGCTGGTATTGGTACAACCAATGCACCAAATCAGGATGTTAGATTTGCTGATATTCTTGGAACGAATGTCAAGAGATCTGGTCAGATGATCACTCTCGACTACACTGAAACTTCTTGGTTGAGGCAACCTTTTGCCACAAGAGTTGAGAGTGTCACTCCTTTCTTGGTCAAGTTCTGGGAAGGTTCTTTGAAATTTGAACCTGATGTTGATGTCTGGATTGATGTTAATAGAATGGAACTTCGTGATGTTCTCATGGAAGGTTCATTCTTGGGTGTGGCTGAATCACTTGGAGCCGAAGTTACAACACATGCTGATGGTTCAAGATCTGGTCTTTCTCCGGTTATCTGGCAGTCATGGGAAACCATGGGTGTTGATGTAAGTTTTGATCTGGGTTCTTCACAATCCACAGAAACATCTAGTTCTAACAGACGAGGAACGGCAGAGGAATTCAGATCTATGTTTAAGGGTGGCAACCGTGCTGCAGCAAACAGACAGATGGAGAGAAGAGGTGGTAGAGTTCCTAGAGGTTTCCGAGTAGAAGAAGAAAGCAGTACAACTACAACCACAATCACCGGTACAGTTGGTGTTGATTTAAGTCAACAGAGGAAGGGTAAACAACATACTGTTAATGAACAGATTGATACTGAATCACTTGGTGATCGTATCGTATCTCGTGAAGTTATTCAGTTCATGAGAGCTCGTAATATTGAGTTTACATCTACTAGATTAAAACCTTTCACTGAAGTATATCCATTCTTTGATAATGTAGATGTCGCAAGGTTCTGTATGCCTAAGTTGGTAGAGATTGAAATGATCTCTGGAACTTTCCAGGTAGAAGAAGCGGTTGCCGGTATTATGCCATCTGAAGAGAATACTGAGGATGATGAAGAGTCTACAAGAGCAGCAATCGTGGCGAGAGTTGCTACTACAAATCATAAGTATGGTCCATACAATAGACCAACTGATATCTTTGAAAGAAACCCATATAATAGAAATGAGAGAATTCCTGAAACATATTCTGAAACTTCTACAGTTCTGAATATTGATACTTTCAGTTTGGCTGATGATGCAAATCCCGAGTTTGCAGGATTCATCGCTCCTAACATGATTCTGAGAGGAGCCAATAGTAACGCTGAAGCTAGAGTTACTGCAGTTAGATTAATTGGTGATCGTTTGGGAACACTGATTGGTAACTTCAGAGTTCCAGCTTCTAGTGATCCAGCTAACACAATCTTTGAAACTGGTAGGTCCAGATTGAGATTGAGTAGTTCACCTATTGATAGTCGTGTCCCTGGTGTTATCACAACTGCAGCAGAAGAGATCTTCTACTCACAAGGTGATATGGACAATACTCAGGAAGTTACACTTTCTCTGAGAAATGCTAGAGTTGAAACTGACGATAGTTTCCTCGAAACTAGAACTATTGGTGATTCTGCTACTTCATCTACATCATTCACCACTGGTGGAGGTCAGACTGGCGAAAGCAGATTGACTGGTGAATATACTGACCCTCTTGCACAATCCTTCATTGTTGATGATACAAGTGGTGTCTATCTCACCAGTATGGATATCTACTTTGAGAGAGTTCCAACAGATGACAATACTCCTGTTACTGTTCAAATCCGAGAAGTTGAACTTGGTACTCCTTCTCAAAGAATCTTGGCATACTCTGAGGTATCTAAAGGTCCAGAAGAAATTACAGTGTCTAATGACGCTAGTGTTGCCACTAAGTTCACATTTGAATCTCCTGTTTATCTGAATGGACAGAGAGAATATGCAATGATCATTCTTTCCAACTCTACAGAATACGCTGTATGGATCTCTAGACTCGGTGAGTCTGATGTATCTACACTGGGAAGAGAAGAGGGACAAGTCCTTGTTTCTACACAGAGACTTCTTGGTTCATTGTACAAGTCACAGAACGCTTCTGTATGGACACCTTCACAGTATGAAGATCTCACATTCAACCTCTTTAGAGCTGACTTTGTTCCTAATGGTTCTGTTCAGTTCTTCAACCCACCATCTCCAGACGAGTACTCGGTAATGAGACCTAATCCACTCACGATGGTTTCAAACACCGTCAGAGTTGGACTGGGAACTACTGTTACAGATACTGGTATTGCCGATGGTAACTTGATTACACAGGTTGGTAGTGAGGCTAGTGGTAGATTTGTTGGGTTAGCTGGTTCAGCTACTAGTACTTTGACACTAACCAATGTTGGTACTGGTTTCACCCCATCTAGTGCATATTACACCTTTACTGGTATAGCACTTACGAGTTTGACCGGTAATGGTATCAACGCAACCGCAGATATTACGATTCAAAATGGTGTAGCTATTGGAGCTACCATTGTTAATGGTGGTAAAGGATATGCACTTGGTGATATTCTACAACCTATTAGTATTGGCAATCTTTCACTTGGTGAAGGTATGAAACTTTCTGTAAATGATATTTACGGAGAGAATGAGTTGGTTATTGAAGGTGTTCAAGGCACATTCTCCACTGGAGCATCTAATACTCTTCTCTACACTAACAACAGTGGTGTAACTACAGCTCTCAACCATCCTGGATCTGTCAATCCAGTATCACCTATCAGAGAAGTTAGTGATGGTCTCCACTTTGATGTATTCCATAGAAATCACGGGATGCACGCAACTGGAAATGTTGTAACCCTAAGTGGAATGAATACGAAGACACAACCAACTACACTAACCGTTGAGTATCCACTTACAGCCACTACGGCTATCTCAATTGCGAGTTCTATCTCTCCAACCAACTTCGGTGAGTTTGAGGGTATTGGAGTTGGGGCAACTAACCCTGGTTATGTGAAGATTGGTTCTGAGGTTATTAAGTATACTGGAGTGGTTGGAAACACCCTTACAGGTATCACCAGAGGTATTGATACCACTCAGGTTGGAAGACATACCGCAAACAACCTTGTTTATAAGTATGAACTCAATGGTGTATCATTGAGGAGAATCAACAGAACTCACAACCTCAACGAAACTACCAATAATGAAAGAATTACTCTTGACACTTATCCTGTTAAGATTGATATGAGTGATGTCAACGTTGGAGTAGATCGTAGTGGAAGTGGATTGAAGAAACTCTTCTTCAATGAAACTATTGAAGGTGGTGGACCTAGAGGAAAGGCAACATACAATGTTCCTTTTGAGATGATTATTCCTCAGATCAATACTATGGAACCAACAGGTACCAATATTGCACCTTCTGTTAGAACTACTAGTGGAACAAGTGCATCCGGTAGTGAGCCATCATTCGTTGATAAAGGATTTGAGGAAGTTGCACTGAGACAGGAAAACTTCTTCCCAGAACCAAGAATTGTGGCTTCTGGTGTTAATGAAAATCTTTATCTGGATGAACTTCCTGGTAATAAGTCATTCACAATGAACTTGGATCTAATCACTGATGATACAAGAATATCACCAGCTGTTGATCTTAATCAAGCTTCTGTCATCTTTACTACAAACAGAATTGATGAGCCTGTTTCAGATTATTCTACTGATCCTAGAGTCAATACCACAAAGAATGATCCTAATAGATTCTTCTATGTGACTAAGAATGTGGCTCTTGAAAATCCAGCATCGGCTTTACAAATCTTCCTGGATGGATATATTCCACAAGATGCAGATTTGAGATGTTTCTATTCTTTGAATCAAGATGGACCTGCTGATGATGTAATCTTTGTTCCTTTCCCTGGTTTTGGAAACTTTAATCCAAATGGAACTGTTCTAAGTCAAGGAAATAGTAATGGAAAACCTGATCTAGATGTACCTAAAGTTGACACCTTTACACCTAAACCTAATCTGAATCAATACAGAGAATATAAGTTTAGTGTAGATCAACTACCAGCTTTCAAGTCATTTAGAATTAAGGTAATTGGTTCTTCTACGAATCAGGCAACTGTTCCGATGATTAGAAACTTCAGAGTGATTTCACTAGCATAATGAGTAAGATTCCGGTCAAAGACCATAGAAATCTGTATCGCGATGGTTCTTCAACGGCTATCGTGAATACAGATAGTGTAGGATATCAAGCCTATGTTGCAAACAGGGAGAAACTTCTTACTGATAAACAGAGAATTGATAACTTAGAAACTACAGTGGAAGAGATTAAAGGTGATCTCACAGACATTAAAAATCTACTGGTACAACTAGTAGATAAATAGAAAAAAAAGTTGTTTAAATAATGGCTCAACCTACCAATAGACAAGAATTAGTTGACTATTGTCTTAGACAACTTGGTGCTCCTGTATTGGAAGTCAACGTTGCCGAAGAACAGATTGACGATCTAGTTGATGATGCTATTCAATACTTTCAAGAAAGACACTTTGATGGTGTAGAGAAAGTATATTTAAAGTATCAAATCACACAAGATGATATTGATAGAGGAAAAGCAAGGCCAGGTGATTCATCGGTAGGAATTGCTTCTACTAGTGCAACTACTAGTATTGTTGGAACTGCTACAACATTTACATACTATGAGAATAGTAACTACCTACAAGTTCCTTCTAATATTATTGGAGTCAATAAAGTATTCCAATTTAATTCCACCGCAGCTGGATCTGGAATCTTCAATGTCAAATATCAATATATGTTGAGTGGTGTCAACCTATGGGGTGGTGCTGGATTCGACCTATTGTCATATTCGATGACTATGAGTTATTTGGAGACAATGAATTTTCTTCTCAATACTCATAAACAGATTAGATTCAATCAAAGATCTGACAGGATGTATCTAGATGTTGACTGGAACAACTTGCAAGTGGACGAGTTCTTGATTATTGAATGTTATAGAGGACTTGATGGAGAAGACTACTCAAGACTCTGGAATGATTCTTTCCTAAAACCATATCTAACTTCACTCATTAAGAGACAGTGGGGCATGAACCTAATCAAGTTCCAAGGTGTAAAACTACCTGGTGGTATTGAGTTCAATGGTAGACAAATTTATGATGATGCTGAAAAAGAATTAGAGACAATTCGTGAGAGAATGACATTTAATTATGAAATGCCTCCTATGGATATGATTGGTTAATCAATATGGCACTTAATCCTTTCTTTTTAAACGGCACAAAGTCGGAACAAGGTCTTGTACAAAGTCTTATCAACGAACAGTTGAGGATGTATGGTATCGAGTGTTACTATTTGCCTCGTAAATACGTCACAACTAACACAATAATTAAGGAAGTTATCGAATCTAAGTTCGATTCTGCCTATCCCTTAGAAGCATATCTAGATTCTTATGAAGGATTTGGTGGTCAGGGGACAATTTTATCTCGATTTGGTATCGAAGATAAGGATGATTGTACATTAATCATCTCTAGAGAGAGATATGAGAACTATATTTCTCCTTTAATTGAAAATTTACCAAATATTGAGCTCTCTTCACGTCCAAAAGAGGGAGATTTGAT